CTAGCGTTATTAATCAATTCGGGGTAGTATGCGAGGAATATCGAGGGAATTTGGTAGCGTTCTTCGTCAGAATCGGCATCTACGCAATATACGAGAGGCATGGTGCGCTTATCTGTATGGTAAATGATGCCATCTTCTACTTCAGAATCATCAATCGCTCCAGGGTCGTAAAAATCTACCTCTATAAACCCATCTCTGTGTACGGTTAGAGCCAAAAATAGCTCACCCTCAATTACGGATCTGGCGACAAATTTAGGCCAATAGTTGTACAATCTGTTCCTTGGGTCAAGCTCAACCTGGTCTATCGCCTCTTGAACTTCTGGTATATCACACCATGTGCCAAATCCCCACCCCGTCATTCTCCCAGTGATGTTTCGGACTGCCGTGTTAAACTGAGGATTGGTGTGGAATCTATTCCAACACTCCTCTTGTATGTCCGTGCGATTGTCCAAGACCTCCAGCTTACCAGGGGAATACTCGAATCCATCTGCATCCTTGTATCCTGTAGTTGTATCCATGTCGTACTGCCAGGGAACTGTAAACTGAAGGTGGGTTAAAACGTCATCGGGGAGTTTTTCTAGGGCGTGTATTACTTTAGAGTCCAACGCCTCCGTCATGCAGAGCCCTCCTTTCCGTATGTACTTGGGGACATATTACAGACAAAGGCTCTTAGTTGTCAAGCACTTTTACCATTTTCCCATGAGTTCTTTGTTCTGCACCATGAACCCAAACATTGCTCCTCCTTTTCTTTGTCTGAACTGATCTACTCCCATTAATTTCATACCGAACATGGCCCACGCCAGAGCGAACATTGAGTCATCTTGAACACCGTACTTGTCTGATTTCTCAGGACTACCGAACCAACGATGCTCTGGATCGTGATCGAACATGTGCGCCTCTTCTCGTAGGACATCTGTTCCTTGCATTCCAGGGACAGCTAAGGGTGGGCACTTGAATCGCCCCTGCAGTACAGTGGTGAACAATTCGGCAAACGCCTCTTTCTGCTTGTCATAAGTGGGGAAGGTGATCTCCACGGGAATGTCTTGTTCTTCACACCAGGGCACAAGGTCCCACATACCCCAACGCTCACCGCACACCATATCTATACCATCGTACTCAGAATGGAGCTGGCGTATTAGGGCTTTGAGATCGTTAAGAGATGAGGACTCAATGTGTGCGAGATGGAGCATTACGTAAACATACCTAGGCACATCTCCGTCATACCCGAAGAAGTACCCAGTGCTTCGGCTCTTAGGGAGTCCCTTCGCTATACACGTTACCATGGTCTTTGCACTGGTACGGGCTTTCATAGGGTCTGCCCTATCTATCCCTATCCCTACTGACCAGTCTGTGTCGTAGAACTTGGTAAGCTCATCGAGGTCTTCCATGCGAGCCATCTGAGGTGAGCCATATCTGTCAACTAGCCCAAACAGTCTGTCCTCGAACTTGATAGCTCCTTTCAGAATCCTCTCTACTTGATCGTGCACCTCGATCATGGCATCGGGCACCCCACGCATTGCCACTTCCTCTGCGGACTCTATCAGCTGGTTCTTCTTGTGTAGGGCTTCTAGCAAGGGCTTCTGGTTACCGAACTGACCATTGAACCCCACGTACTGCCACGCTTCTACCATCTCCTCTGTGAATATCTTGAGATGCCCTGCACTCCATAGATTCTGAAAGTACCGCTCGAACTCCCCGAATGGGAACTTCATCTTGTAGTCGTCTAGCTGGGGCTGATCCATCTCAGGGTTCCAGTAATCCCGATAGTCTCCCTTGCTACTGCTCCTGTAGCTAAAGAACACATACCCAGTCTTTCCCTGTCTGTGTCCATCGAATAACTGATATAGCACATGGTCTTTAGAGGAGACAGTGGAATCAATCACGCCCAAGGCATTGGGAATGTTCCTCGTACTGCCATCGAGCTGGACGAAGAACTTAGGGTTCTTCATGTCAAATATCTCCGAGAACGTATATCCTGTGATATTTGACACAATTCCCGAGAATGAACTAATCGCCCTGATGAATGATTCGACTTTATTGTACTGGTTCTTAATGCGAATCTCTTTCTCCTGGATATTCTTCGGGCCTCCTACTTCGTACAGCAAGTCGGGTGAGTTCAATATGATGTCCCGCATGATGTCGTAGTGGACAAACTTGACTTGGTCTTTTGAGTTTGCACCCAGTACAATGGTTTGCTTCGGCCAACAGAAAAACTTCCATAATTGAACTAGGCAAGCTAGTAGGGATTTCCCTTCCCCCCTTTGCCAGCACAGAACGATAAGCCTGTAGACAAATCTCCCACCGTCCATCCGAAGCGCCTCTGTCATTATGTCTTTCTGTGCATCCCATATGTACTTGTAGCTCCTTCCTGTCTTTGGGTTAGGTGTATCAGGCAAATCCCCCAAAAGCCAGTAACTAGGTATGTCATCTCCTGGGGGGAAGATAGGGACCTTAACATGGTTGTCTGCCCATGTCTTGAACCCTGTAGCGCCTTGTCTAAGCAAGTCACCATATTCCATACTAGCAAACTCATCCTCTTCCCTCTCCTCACGGTCTGGCACGTAGAGTCCCATTACACTACCTCCACTTCTACCTCTTCTCGCTTACCTTTCCAGAAGGCACGGCCCCCAAACACATCTACCATCATGTGATACGTCTCCGCTTGCCGAAAGCACTCCTTCCTTACTAAGCGTTGCCTTTGTTTGTCCTTCTCATCTTTATACCACCCTGCAGTTTCCCACATGATTATCTGCCGCATGTTGTTCAAGAACGCCTCATCCGCTTCTTCTTTGTCCTCCTCCGTAGTCCCAACAGCGTACATATAATCATGGATACGGCAGGCAGGCTTGATGTTGATAACCCCATAGAGCTTGTCTGGTACAAGGTAATCGCCTATCTCTCCAGGACCACAGCCCCCAGTCATCTCATCTAACTGCTCTTCGGTGAGGTCCCAGTATTCATCAGGTGCCCACAGGTACGTCTGCCGTTCTTGTTTCATCCCCACTCCCTTCTACAACAGTAGAGAGTTGTACTGGTCTATCCAGTGTTGTATCGCGGGCTCCACACGGAAGAGCCCACCCAGTGTCTCCTCATCACTCTCTGTCCTCTCAAACACCCTACCCCCTACTATATTTCTATCCCTCAAAAAGAACTCCTGCATCTCCCCCATCCCCAGTCCTGCTTTGTCGTGAATATCCCTAAATCTCTCCCTAATCATATCCATCGACTCTGCCACGTTCATACAGGCGTAGGCAACATCAGGAAGCTCTTGCATAGCCAACGCCCCTTCTACACTCCCCTTGAAACACTCAACAAATGCCTCATCCGTATATATAGCTCCAACCCGACGCTTCCAAGATGTCACCACCTTCGCTAAATCCCTCACACAGTATATGAATACTCTCTTGCCGACGAGGGAGCTGAATACATCCTTGTACCACGTTTCCCCTCTATCATACTTAAAGCAGACCCCTTTGAACTTCTTCTTCCCTTCTTGCTCCTCATGCCATTCACGAAGCTCCTCTGTCTTTTTTGTGAACGCAGGCATTACGATAGGCATCTTATGAAGTCGAGCTATATCGCGGAAACCCATATTAGGCATCACTTCAGCGGGCGTTGGGTAATTGACTACTCTTAGATCGGGGTGGAGAAACATAACATAGTTGGTAAAGTTACTACCCGAACGCTCCATACCACCAGTCGCTATTATCATTTCCCGCTCCTCATCATTCCTCGTGAATACCCCTTGGACTCAGGCATCTGTATTCCCTGCCCACCAGACATTGACGCTCCCTCAAGCCCTATATCCTTCCATATCATCATAATCATCTTGAGAGTATCCCGTATCTCTTTATATACGGGGTGGGAGTGCCTTGTACCCTTATCGCTCTCATAGGTGGGGTGGGAGACTGCTAACTCATCCATATACAGTTTGCAGAGAGTCTTGTACATGGGGATTAGGTGCATCCCGACACGCCTTGCTTGATTGTACTTTAGAGCGGGATTTTCGAGGCGGATCATTTCGAGGGTCACTTGGAGAAATTGGACTTGGACATCGCACTTCCCCTTCTTCTGATAGTGACATTGTTCCTCGATTCGGCATCGGTGGCGCAGGCAATCCGCAATAGCACTCCAGGCAACCACAGGGTTGTCATCTTCATTACCCTTGCGAATGTGCATGGTATAACCTTTGGCTGGGTTTGGGAAAGATTGCATTTTATCACCTCCTGTTCCATATTATATACATCAGGAGAAAGTGGTGTGTCAAGTGTTTATATTTGAGGATAGAGATACAAGGGTACAGGGTTTCCAGGAAAACCTTGGATTCCTCACAAAGTGGGGTTCGTATATATAACCAAAAAAAAAGTCCAATCACGTCCCCGTAGCTTAGTTGAGCGCACATGCTTGTGATGATTTTCACAGGGGGGGTATGTATGATTTTTGTCAATGATATTAGACACTTACATGCACTTGCGAGTGATCTCATACTATAGTCTTATGACATTAATGACATAAGCAATTGTTAGCTTAAATGTCGCACATATAGTGTCATGTTTTACGTGCTAGTCATCATATATTTAGAGACAAACATAGTCTAGTGAATTGCTAGTGTATTGTGTTTGCATGTATTATCACAATATATTTTTTTGTGTTAGACACTAGATATAGAACGCTATATATAGTGCTTTACAGCTCG